GGGCGCCGCTTGTGTATGAAACCGGGGGACTCGATGTCGCGACAATGGCGTTGGCCGTGCCTGCCCCTGCGTCCACTGCCTTGACGAACTGGTAGCCCGGAATGGTGTCGAGGATCTTGACCCAGGAGCCCACACCCGAATCCCCGGACTTGCGATAGGTGCCGAAATCCGCGCCGGCATAGACAAAGCCGGGGTTGCCATCGCCATAGGCGAGCTTCGCATCGAGCGCCAACAGCGTGGCTTCCCACGGACCGCTGAGCGTTCCTGCCGTGATGCCGGATTCGACCCACGCCCCCCACGCACGAAGGTCTGCCTTGTCGACATCGTGATCGGGTGACGAGTAAACGCCGTCGACTTCCTTGTCGCGGGCAATGGTGGCCATCGGCAGAACAGACATGCAAATCTCCAATGCAAAGCGCCCCGCCGCGGCAGGGGTTTGGATTTCAGGCTTTCGGAATGATCAGGTGACCGTCACGGCGCCGGTTGGTTGCTCGGTCGCGCCAAGGCCGGAGGCGTTGATAGCCACCAGCCAGAAGTAATAATCCCCGGCGGCAAGACCCGTGATGATCCTGCTCTCGCGCGTGTTGGCCGCGCCATATTCAGGTGGGGTCAGTTTCGTTGCGGTTCCGAAGTCATCAATGCCACTCTGATAGATCTCCGTCGCGAAATAGTTCGCGCTGTTAGGCGCCGTCCACTCAAGGCCGACCTGACCTGCCGCGCCGGCCACCGCAGGGTCCGTTACCGGATCGGGCGCCGTTGCATCTGCGACAGCGGTCCGGATCACATAGTCGGTCCACTCGCCGTAAGAGGTGCCCGCCCAGGCGCGGAGGCGGAACCGGTATTCGACCCCATCGGCAAGATAGCCCGATCGCACCTCGGATACCCCGGCCTCGGTCAGCGCGGTCTGCTTTGTGCCGCCCGCCGATGGCTCCCATTGCATTTCATAGGCGAATGACGTTTCTGCGGTCCAGGACCCTTGGCCGAATGCAGCCGTCACCCCGCCGCCGACCGCTTCCTGATTGATGATCACGTCGAAATCTTCAGGCACCGGAATATTGGACGCCGGGGCCGCAATCACTGCAGCGCCGGGCAGTCCTTCCTCGCTTGCTGCTGTGAAATCATAAAGCGTCGTCGGCACGATCATGCCTTCGAAGGCAACCGTCATGTTCGCCAGAGAGACCTTCGGCCGGCCGATGATCTCGACCCGCGCATTGACCATCTTCGGAGGGTGATTGACGGTCACGAACCGGCTGCGCAACACGCCCTTGCAGGTTTGGTAATCGCAGACCACAGCCACCCGCTGCGCCCGCTTGCGGATATAGGCGAGCTTCTGCATGCGCTGGATATGGTTGTGACGCTGCACGGCCGGGTTCGATACGGTCGCTGTGTAATCCGTGCCGTCGTCGATATACGGGTCACCATAGATCGCCGCATCGGTGGTGACGTATTCCTCATCCGGGTTCGTGAACTGCCCGCGCACCGCGAGCACCGCCGAAGACTTCTTGCGGTTCGGCTGGAAAATGACGCTCTTGATGTCGCGGGTTTCGACCGTGACGGACGGCGTCACCATCTCGCCGGCATGCACACCCACCAGTCCATTGGCGCGCTCATAAATGACCAGCTCTGCGGCCTGGTCAATCGTTGCGCCCACGGCGACCGGATCGGCATTGGTCGGGAACCGGAACCCGCCATGATAGCGCGGCTCCGAACCGCCTGCCCGGTTCGTCACGGTCTGATCGCAGACGTTCGCCGCGTTGATCCAGTCCGGCAGATACATGTCGGAGAGCTTCAGCTTGCCTCCCCACGGGCTGGTCAGGTGCAGCAAGCGGTGCAGGGCGAGGTTTTCCGAGTAGCCATAGGTTGCGGTTCGCGGATCATAGATCGCGTCATGCCCCTCGATTGTGGATGCCGGTTGAGGCATCTGGTGCGGATAGGTCTTCTGGTATTCCTCTGCCGTGGAGCTCTCGGCCGACATCATGAAGGTGGCGAGGCCATCGCCGCGATGATTGGTGGTCCAGACATCGAACCCGCCGAACACCGAGACCATCGGCGCATAGGCAGTTTCTGCGTCGAGCCCGCGCCGGTATTGGATCGTGACCTTGCCGTCGAAGTGATCGGGATAGGTCAGGACACCTCCTGAGATCGTGACGTCTTCGTCGTGCAGCCGGAACTTCGTGAACCCCTTGATGCGGTGCGCAGCGACACAGACGACGTGATAGGCAATGCCGTTGTATTCCAGCAGGGTCAGGTAGTGCCCGCCGCCATGCGACCGCCCCAGGCAGATCCACGGGCTCGGCACAGCCTGCTTGAGATTGTAGCGCCCATCCTCCGGCTTCGGCACTGGCGGAGCGTCGGGCGCGAATGCCCGCGAGATCAACTGGCTGCCGATTGCAAGGGCCGCATAGGTGATCGCGTTCGTGATGAACCCGACAGCAGCACCGTAAACGCCGGAGGAAATCAGCAGCGGGGCCAGAAGCGTGAAGACTGCCTGTGGCATTATTCAGCGTCCCAGATTGCCAGCGGTCGAGCGATCATCGGAAGGAACCCCTTATCGGCCCGGATCTTCCATCTCGAGCCGTCATAAATCCCGCCGAACTGGCGATGTGCGTTTGTCGTGCTTCCGATGATGCCGATCGACCCGATGCGCGCGGTATGCAATCGCACCAGCCCGATCCGCGCCGCGCATTCCTCGACCATGGCCACCGCGCCGCCGGCCTGGTCGATCAGGGTGCGATAGCCGGCCTCGCTGTCGTAGGTGCCTCGCAGGTGCGCCGCCGCGTCCGGAAACCCGCGCCAGGCAAACCAGTCGGCAAGGGTCAGGAGGCAGTCAACGTGACCGTCCCGCCATGGGCGGAGCATGTGATCGGCGACGAACCGGTCTAGTTCCACGCCGGCCATACGATGCTCTTGTCGACCAGTTCGGGAATCCGTTCACAGATCCGGTCCGGCTCCGCTTCCGGATTGAGCACCGCGGACCGGGCCTTCTGGTCGATATCGGAAAGCATTACGCCGCTGGTCACGTTGCGAAGAGTAAAGCGGTTGCGGATATAGATCGTGATGGCGGAAACAGAGTTTTCCGCCTGGGCCTGGTCAATGAAATCGACATCATCGATATAGCCGGTAAACATGACTTCGGGCGCGCCGACGGGCTGGTCCAGATCGTCGCAGTCCTGAATGTAGATCGTGACCCTGGAATCGATCACGTCATCATCCTCGGTTTCCTGCCATGCGATGTTCGAAATATCGGTCGGGATACCGGAAAGGGTCAGGGTCAGCGTGTAAGCCTCGGCATTGATTGCCGCCTCGATCTGGTCGATCACGCCATCCGCGAGGATGGTCTGGCGCCAGGTGACGCCATCAGCATCCATGTAGGGACCCGATCCGTCCCAGAACCGCACGGTCTGCGACGGGAAGTCGATCTTGCAGAGGATGCGGAGAGACCCAGCCATCAGACGAGCCCCGCCGCGAGGTTCGACCAGTAGTCCGTCGCTTCCTCAAAGACCACCGATGGCCGGTCATGCCCGAGCGTGTCAAAGCCCCGGCGCAAGCCGCTGTCTTCCTTCAATCGGCACATGACAGTCGGCGTGTCGAAATTGAGCTCTGCACCTGCCGGGATAGGCATCCGGATTGCAGGCGTGACCGGTACGGTCCAGAGGGTGCCGGACTTGGCTATGACGGGCCCGGTTTTGTAAGCGGCGTGCTGATAGGAGAAGCGGACACCGGTCATGTCCTCGGCCGCGTGAATAGCGTTGATCTGCACCGTCGTGGCGCTCAGAGCCGCCGCCGTATTCATCTTGGCGATGATTTGGCGCTGGGAGAAAGACGAGTCATCCGAGAAGGTCGATCCGTCGGAAAACGCCGTGACGATTTCCGTGAACCGGCCATCTCCGCTGACGAACGGATTGACATCGAAGGACCAGACCGGAACGGCGATCAGGCCTGACCTGCCACTGAGATAGGTGGCAATCGCGTCCCACGTCCTGCGGTGATCAGTGCTGCCCAGGAATATGTCGCCAAGCTCGATCATCCACTTGCCGCGATCGGTGCGCACAGCCGGGTTGAGGTTGGTCAATGACGGCCCACCGGATCGCGAGAAGGCGACGACATCGGCAATAGACCGCGCCGGGATCAACTGCAGTCGCGGCCAGACCAGGGCTGTCGTGTGCGGAGCGAATGTCATCATGCTGTCCTGAAGTCGGAGCCGGCGCGGTTGCCCTGGTAGTCGGCCACCGTCGGCAGTATGTGCGAGCGCGAGCGCTCGACGATTGCCGGCGCGGCGCGCTGGACTTGGCCCTGCGATATCCGCTCCACCTTGGCGTCGAAATTGCCGTTGTCATCAACAAAGACACGAACATCGACCGCCGTCCGGCTGGCCTGCGAAAGGGCCGAATTGGGCACCACCGTTCCGCTCGAGCCGGGGACCATCAATTCCGGGCCGCGCTCGCCCACCACATAGGCCCGCCCCGCCGACACCGGCCCGCCATTGGCCCGAAACCCGGAAAAAATGGAGGACAGGAACCCGCCGCCCGTGCCCCCGAATAGGCCGCCCACCAGTGACCGGAACACCGAGTTCATAGCCATGCTGGCGAACTGGCTCACCAGGTCGCGCAGCACATCCTTCACCTTTTTAGACCCGTCGATCAGACCCTGGAACGCGCTGGAGAATGTCGACGCAAGTGTGTTGCCGATGCCCTCCATTACCCCGCCCGACTTCTTGGCCGCCGCCTCGGCCTGGTCGAACGCGTCCTGCGCCTGAAGCACAGCTCGGTTGTAGGTGTCCTGATTGACCTTTCCAGCCGCCAGCAGCTCGTTGAGCCGCGCGATCTGCGCCTGGTACTGCTCCAGCGGCGTCCGCGTTGCCTCGAAGATGCGCGCCGCTTCCTGCGCCAACGGATCGATGGCAGCCTTGATCCGGGCGCCGCCCGACTTGGATGCGTTCTCGAAGTTGACCACGAACTTTTCCGCCGCCGTCTCGCCGGATTTCCCGAACGCCTGGTCGAGCCGCATCTGGATATAGGAATCACTGACACGATCGTTGGAAAACAGCGCGTCGACCTCAGCCTTCATGTCGGCTGCCATCTGCGCCGACTTTTCCTGCCCTTCCTTGAACGCGGCAAGCCCGCCGCTGAAATCCCAGTTGTTGATCCGGCTGAACATTTCGCCCAGCCCGGCGAGTTCGACGCTCAGCCGGGCTGAAAGAATCGAGAGCTGGCCGACTTCATTGGCGATGAAGCCCAGCGCCTTGACCACACCCGACGCCATCGATGTGATGACATCGCCGTTATTGGCAACGCTTAGGAACTTCTCAGACAGCATCTCCAGCGTCGGCAGCAGCTGGGCGGTGATCTTGAGGATCAGCCCGTCCTTGACGCGCCCGAGCCGGGTCAGATTGTCGTTGAACGCCTCGGCTGCGCGGCCGGTGTTCTGGTCGAGCGTGATGCCAAGTGCATCCGCCTCCGCCATCATCGCGGCAAGCCCATCGGCCCCGCCGTTGAACATGGGAATCAGCTCGGCGCCGGCGCGTCCGAACAGCGTCATGGCAAGCGCAGTCTTCTCCACCCCATCCTTCATCACCGCAAAGCGGCTGGCGACTTCCGTCATCACCTGCGACGATGTCTTCATCGTGCCGTCAACGTTGCGCAGTTCGATGCCCAGAGCCTCGAAGGCGCGCTGGGGCGCCTTCAGCCCCATCTCCGCATCGAACATGTTGCGCGACAGCCGCTGCACACCAGTGCCCAGCGTTTCAAGGCTAACGCCGGAGAGATCGGCGGCATGCTTCATTCGCGACAGCTCTTCCACCGGGATGCCGAACTTCTGCGCTGCCTTCGACAAATCGTCGGCCGTGTTGATCGTGTCGCGCATGCCCACGACAAGCGCTGCCGCCATCGCCGCCCCGGCCGCGCCTACGGCCAGGAATCCGGCCTTTGCCACGCTGGCGAACTTGTCGAGGCTGGACTGCCCCTTCTTCAGCCCGCTCGTGAACTGGGCCGAATCCAGCCCAAGGTTCACGCGCAGCGCTCCGATCACAGAGTTGGCCATTTCATTTCCTCATGGATGACAAGGCTTCGGCCATTGAAATGCCGCGCAGACCTTTGACGGAGGCGCGGAGCCGCATCTCCAGGAACGATGCAGGCTCCGCCTTGCGGCCCGCTCCATCGACGAATTCGTCATAGGTCGGCGGCTTTTGCTGCAGTGGCAGGAACGCACCCTGCCACACCAGCGCCCGCTCGCGCCGGACGCGGGCAATGGCGCCATTCAGTTCGATCTGGTAGAGCCGCGGGGTAATCTCCCAGAACCGCTCGGGCGGCAGGCCTGCGGCGACATAGGTCTCGCACAGGCTGGCGATGTCTAGCCCGCCGCCTTCTTCTTTTTTCCCGACTCCCCATCCCCTTTAGCCTCCCCGGCATCAGGGAACGAAGATGTCAGCAGCGTCGCGAACGCATCGGCGTTCTCGGCAATGATGTCATCGACAAGCCACCTGTCCGCCTCGTCGGCGTGGTAGCGCTGCAACGCCGCCATGAACACGTCCTGTATGACGCGCAGTTTCGGCATCTTCCCGCCCTTGGGCGGGGATAGCAGACTTTCAAAGTCGTCGCCGAACTGCTCCTGCAGGTCAGCCAGCACCGACATGCCCAGATGAAGGCGGTACGGTTTCCCGCCCACCTTCATCACCTTTGTGCCTGTTGGGTTGGTCATGCCGCAATCACGTCAGCGGTGGCGGCCGATGTCGCGCTGGCGCTGCCCTCGGTGTTGGTGCCGGTGACCACGACCCTGATCGGATTGCCGACATTCGCGGTGACAACCGTGTAGGTGCCCGACGTGGCGCCGGAGATTGCAGCGTAGCCGGCGCCAGTGTCTTCTTCCCAGGCATAGGTGAAGGTCGGCGCGCCGGTCCAGGAGCCTTCGATTGCGGTCAGCACTTCTGTGTCCTGAGCAATACCGGAGATCGAGGGCAGCAGCGTGTTGGTCGGCGCCGCGGTGGCGATGACCCGCGCCATCACCTTCCATGCTGCCGTCACCATCTGTTTGTCGCCGACGGCCGAGGACGGCACATATTCGTTCAGATAAGCCTGGAACACCCAGGTCGAGCCGCCGTTCGGCGTGATCTCCAGCAGCACGATCTCGCGGGTGCCGGCCGAAGTCAAATCGGCAAGCTCCATCAGCAGCGTGTCGGTGGCCGAGTCCGGCCAGTACTGCAGCTCGAGCGAATAGTCCGCGACCGGCTTCAACCCCGGCTTGGTCTCGCGGGTGCGCCCCGGCGACTGGAAGTGGGTGACATCGATGTCCTCGGGCGGCTGCGACGGCACGCCCGCCGATTCGCCGCCCATGATCTGTGTCCATGTCGGCCCGGCGCCGCGACCCACGCGGATGACGGTTCCATAGCCGATATCGACCTGAGAAATTGCTTCAGGCATGGTCATTCTCCAGTTTCAGTTGATGCGCCTGCCCAAGGCGCGCGATAGGGCTACGCCGGCGTCTCGCGATACCAGACGTTCAAGTCCATCGAGACGCGGAAAAGATGGGTGACTTCGCCGGGATCCGCCGCCGGCAGGTCGCGGACGCCGTCGACGAAGATCCCGCGCATCGCCCCGCTCCGGTATCCGCTCACCAGGTTGACCAGTGCGTCGGAAACATCACGCGCCGCCAGATAGGTGTCGGCATAGATGTCTGCCTGCACCCGCGTCGCCGGCAGCCGGTCATCGCCTCCGAACGTGTAGCCGCGAACCTGGCTGATCCGGGTCAGCACCACATAGGGCCGGGCCGCGTCCTGCGGCGCCCTGCCCCAATACCTCCGCCCGCCCGCAACGCCTGCGAGCAGCGCCGTGATTGCCTCTTCCATGGATCAGCCTCTCGCCGCGAGCCGCGCGGCCTTGCGGGCCAGCCGCTTGGCGGCCTTTTCGATCTCGCCCCACATCTCCGTCTTGATGATCTCGAGCGTCTCGCCCTGCTTCGCGTCCCAGGCAGGCCGCATGAAAGACTGCGGACCATGGTTTACGTTGCCGAATTCCTGGTTGTGCGCCTTCGGCGAAGGCCCGGCGCCCACAAACATTTCCACACTGGCCTTGTCGTCCCGGAACATCTTCTTGTGGATGCCGCGCTGCCGCTTGCTCAGCTTCGTGCTGACGGCAATCGAAGTCTTGAGATCGTCGCCGCCCGTGTCCGGATCGTCCGGAGCAAGAGACCGCGCATGATCCGCAATCGGCTGGCCCGCCTTCTTCAGCGTCCGCCGCATCACAGCCTTGCCAGTTGATTTCGGAAGCTCGGACAGAGCCGCCTCAAGCTCCTTCAGGCCTTCGACCTTCATCGTGGTTTTCACTTCAGCACCCCGAGCCTACGGGCTTCGCGGAGGATTTCCGTGAATTCACCATTCGGAGCGGCCACCAGTTCGCACTTGCCCCCCCGGGATCGAGCAAAGCTGGACGAAATTGGACGGTACGTTTTCAACGAAGTGTTCAATGCGACGATCAAGGCGTCGATAACCATCGCCGTGACACCTCGCCAGCGCACGGTGGATGAAGGCGAGGTCGGAGATCGCTTTGTTGAAGATACTGGTCTCTATGGTAATCGACATTGTGGTGGTAGCCATCAGTCCGCGTCCTTCGCAGCCGTGATTTCCAGAAACCGGTTCCGCCCGTCCGCCGCTTCCTTGATCCCGTGGATGCTCCACAGGCCCTCGTAACTGATCCGGTCGCTGGGCTTGATCGCCCGCGTCCTCGTGGTCGACCGGATCACGAACCGGGTCATCACGAACGCCCCGATCTGACCGGCCGCAATCTTCTCCCCGTCGCTGACATCCGTCCGTTTGGCCCACACCGTCGCATAGGTGGCCCACGACTGAACATCTTCGTTCAGCGCATTTTGGGTCACCGTGGCTCGCTCGATCACGATGCGGCGGTCAAGGTTCTGGGCAACGGTCATCAGATCGAAATCCGCCGATACTTGCTGATAAGGACGTCCTCGACCCGCTCAAGATGTGTCGAGTTGGGCTGTGCAGCCTCATCGATCATGACCTGCACCCGCGACTTGATGGCAGACTTCAGATCCTCGGGAACCTCATCAAACCCGGCTGTGTAGCTGACCGACACTGCCGCGTTCTCATCGAGATTATCCGGAAACGAGAAGTCACGATCGAACTTGACGAATGCCCGCCCGCCGCCATCGATCAGCAGGACGTAGGAGGCCGCGTTGACAGTGCCTTCGACCCCGTCCGCGTCCCGCCAGGTGACCGACATGCCGGTCGCGGCAACAGGCCCGACCGGCAGATACAGGCAGCGCGCGAAAGCGTCGAAGTCCTGGCGCCACTGCTGTGCCATGATCGAGATGCCGAGGATGCCGTTCCAGCCCTGATAGTGCGCCAGCGCAGCCTTGATCTGGCTCTCGATCTCCGCGTCCAGTTCGCCGGCCAGCACTGCGCCATTGCCGTCATACTCGGCAATTCGCAGCGCGACCTTGACATCTTCAACAGACACGGGCAGCTCGGCAGATGCCGTGACGAGAACGGGGCGGTGCATCAGGCGCTCTTGTTCTTCGGCGCGGCGGTCTCGGCCTTGTTGGCCGGCGCCCTCTCAGCCTTGGCTTTCGGCTTCTCTCTCGACAAAACGCCCGCCTTCACGAGATGCTTCACATCGCTTTCGCTGGCTTCCCGGTCGTCGCCTGGCATATACATCTTGTCGCCGAAGTGCTGGCGGATCACATGGAATTTCATGGCTTGCTCTCCCTTTATGCCGCGATAACAGCGGCTGTGGCGGCGCTGGTTTCAGATGCCTCGCCCTTCCAGTTGCGAGCGGTCTCGGTCACGGTGATCACCGCCCCGATGTCGTCCGCCACTGGCGAGTAAGTGGTGCCGGTGGCGCCATCGATCGCCGCGGCGTCTGCCTCCCACTGGTAGGACAGCGAAGGAGCGGATACGCCCGTCCACGTGCCCGGCGTCACCGTCAGCGTCTGGCCCACCTGGGCCGTCCCGGTGATTGCCGGCGCAGCGCTGTTCGCCGGCTCCGCAGGTCGGTCGCCACTGTTCGCGCCGACGAATCCCGCGAAGCTGCGCTTCTGCTGTTTCTTGGTAAGTGCCATGGGAAAATCCTTCCATCAGTTCATAGAGCGGGCGACCGGAGCCGCCCGCCTTGATGAGCCGATCTGGATCAGGCAACGAAGCCGAGATCACCGTAGACGAAGGCCTCGGGACGGTAGACCGCGAGGGCCAGCCTTTCCTCTGCCAGGATCGTGATCAGGTTCTTGATGAAATCGTCATCGACATAGGCCGCCTCGATCCGCGCATCCCAGCGGTCGAAGACCTGGGCTCCGAGGCGGAATGCCCCGGTCAGGAACTTGTCGACGGCGATCGCCTGCGTCTCGACAACCGGCAGGCCCCAAAGGCGCGGGCCGATATTGCCCTGGGGAACGCCGATGATGTAGTCGCCGCCGGCGTTCTTGGTCAGCTCGATCCGCGCCCAGTCCGTCGGGTTCATGACATGACCCGTGGCGGGATATTCGGCCAGGGCCGCCTGAAGCATGGCGAGGCGCAAAATGTCGATCGCCGTACCGTCCGTGGGCGTGAACGCAGCCGAGTAGGCGGTTGCCTGGGGGATGATGCCGTGCAGGTTCTGCCCGGTGCCGTCGCCGTTGAGCAACTGCGTCTCCTCGACATAGGCCAGGCCATAGAGCAGCCGCTGGTCGATCATCGAACGGAGCTGCGAGATGTCGTCCAGGACCTGCTTGGAGGCCTTCATCCAGTGCGCGATAACCTTGGCGGAGGTGTTCACCAGATCGAACTTGATGTCGGACGATGGCTTGGCCGCCCCTTCCGCCACCGGAGCGGCGTTGTTGATGAAGCCGGTTTCCTTCACATACTCCAGCGAGTTGCCGTCCATCTGCCCGGGGGTGATCAGATCGCGGACGGTGAGCCGGCGCTGTGGAAGCGGCAGAACGCCCGGCAGGCGGGTCGGAGCGATCGCATCGCCAACGGAGCCGGCCGCGTCGGTGGTGAGCGAGGTGAGGGTCGCCTTCACCTTCAGGTCGGCGCCGCGGGCACTTTTGGCGAACTTGCTGTCCTGGAAGGACTTGAAGCCTTCGCTCTCGACGAACTGCTCGCCGAGGGTCGTCTGGCCTTCGTCGCCGCCACGTCCGCCGCGAGCCATTTTCTGCTCCATCTCGGCGAACTGTTCGGTCAGACCGTTCATCTTGAGCAGCGC